TAATTTAATGGCCAATGTTCGTAGTGTAGATTTTCTTCCTGAAATATTTCAGACTGATGCCAACAAGCAATTTCTGGCGGCCACCCTAGACCAACTGATTCAAGAGCCTAACTTCAAAAAGACACAAGGGCTCATTGGCCGCACAGTGGGACCAGGTGTCAACCCCAATGATCGATATGTGGTTGAGCCAACCGAATCCAGAGCCAACTATCAACTGGAGCCCGGTGTTGTTAGCCTAGAACCAGACACAGACACAATCAAGGATGTCATAACATATCCAGGTCTAAATGACGCTGTGACTTTTCAAGGCGGCGCAGGCGCCCGACCTGATAGACTGTATTCAAGCGAATACTACAGCTGGGATCCATTTGTTGATTTTGATGCGTTTGTAAACTTCAGTCAATATTTTTGGGTACCAGCAGGTCCCGCAGCAGTTGATGTTGCTTCTGTTGGTATCCCGATCACAGATAATTTTGTAGTCACAAGAGAAAATGGTGCCTACAGTTTTTCTGGCATTTCTGGCACAGATCCAATTGTTCAACTGGTTCGCGGCGGCAGCTATGCGTTTCAAGTGTCGCAGAATGCCAAAGAAACTGTAAACTATCGAGTTCGCAATGCTGGTGTGGGTGCTTATGTAATTGATTTTCAAAACAATCCCACACTGACTCTGGCTCGCGGCAACACATATGTGTTCAACTTGACATTGAGTGGTGTATATCCATTCTGGATCAAGACCTCACCCACCACAGGACTAGGCGAGACATACAGCTCAGGCGTGACTCGTAACGGTGCTACCACTGGCCTGGTCACATTCACAGTGCCGCAAGACGCTCCAGATACCTTGTACTATGCTTCAGAAAATCAAGTGCTGATGCAAGGCACCTTGAATATTGTTAATTCTGTGCCAGGCACCGGCCCGGGCTTCTGGATTCAATCAACCCCTGGAGTGTCAGGTGCAGTAACATCCACACCCAACATCAGTTCAAGAGATGTGCTGGGTGTGGTCAACAACGGTGAAGATCTTGGTACTGTGGTGTTCAACGTGCCACAAAAAACAGCACAAGATTTCTATTACAATCTTACCAGTATCGGCACCATTGACCTGCTGACCACTCTACAGTTTGCACAAATAAACAATCAGCCAGTAAGTGAATTTATAGCCACCTATGGCGGCATCGACGGCAACACCAATCTCAACAGTCGCACCATTATCTTTACAGATCCTACTGTGGACACACAGGATGGCGGCTGGTATCGTACCAGCTTGTTTGATCCTTTGATTCAAGACTCTGTCAACAACGGTCTCAATGGCAGTTATGACAGCGTACCATTTGATCTTACCATAGACATTGCTCCAGATCAACGATATCAAAAATATCAAATTACCTATGTAGATATTGCCGGCGTGTCATACATTCAGCTGAACAAGATTGCCGACATTGCTCCGTTGGAAAAATTCACAATCACCAATGGTACAACCTACAGCAGCACACAATGGTACAAGGATACCACAGGCATATTCCAACAAATACCCTTGTTGAGCGCTGTACAAGACGTCTTATACTATCAAGACGGCACGGATCCAGAAATATTTGGAGAAATCAGACTACTAGATCAAACCAATAGTAATACTCTGTACGTGGACGAAATTGTTGGGCGCAAAGATTACACAGCACCAAATGGTGTTAAATTTACCAACGGCCTTAAAGTAAGATTCACCGGAGATGTTGTACCAACCAGTTATGCATCAGGCTCAACAACATTTACCTGTAGTCAAACTGAAGCAGGAACCAACTATATTACCAGTTTGGCTAGTACTGATTTGTATGTTGGTCAAGCAGTGGTGTTTGTGGCACCTGCATTTGGTGGTCTGACTGCAGGGACCACCTATTATGTGCGGTCAATTGCTGCCAACGGTACAAAGTTTACTGTGAGTACAACTCAGTACGGCAGTACTGCTGTGACTCTTCTGAATAGTACTGGCATCATGAACGCTATTGCCATCAGCGATCGAGAATACTATGTGGCTGGAGTAGGTACAGCCATTGAACTGTTACCAGTCACAGACTTTGTCACACCTGAACTCTATGTTCAGGATGAAGA